ACTACTTCGCCAATATTGGCCACATCATTGCGTACCGGTGCTACAGTGAATGTGTTGGCTGTGATTTGTTGTAGGTTTGCACCTGTGGCATTGATGATGATTGAATTGTTGCCCTGATTCAATTCACCAGCATAGTAACCAATGGCCACTGCGGCCGTGCCTTGATTGGTGTTACCGGCCGCATATCCAATGGCCACTGCATTGGCACTTTGTGAGGTATGACCAGCAAGGGTACCAATGGCCACGCCGTGGAGACCTTGACTGTTGTTACCAGCACCTGCACCAATGGCCACTGCGGCGTTGCCTTGCGTGATTTGTCCAGCACCTACACCAATGGCCACTGCGGCGTTGCCTTGACTGATGTTACCAGCTACATATCCAATGGCCACTGCATTGGCACTTTGTGTGTTTCGGCCGGCTTGGTGGCCAATGGCCACTGCGTTGTTGCCTTGACTGGTCAAACCAGCAGCTTCTCCAAACGCCACCGAATCACCCGAGGTGTCTTTTATCACCGCACCGTTTGGTAATGTCAAGTTACCAGCATTGTCAAAGGTCCACTGATAAGTGCCATCCAGACTGCGCACCGTGACTTGACCGTCACCAGTTATGCTTATATCAGAGGCGCTGGTCTGTGTTATGCTGGCATTGGACCAGATCAGGCTGCTGCCAGTGATACCTATGTTGCCGGCAGTGATGGTACCAGTGGTGCTGACAGGATTGGATGCCAGGGCCGCTAGATTGGCCACCACATTGGCGTTGCCATAGCTGGTAGGAGTCACAAATGGACTGCCGTTGGCAAAAAAGTAACCATTGGTCAAGATAGCACCCACGGTGACATTGCCTGAAGTGCTGATGTTGGCGTTTGAACCGTTGGTCAGCACAGCATTGCCATTCACAGTGAGCACATTTCCAGCGCCAATTCCAATGGGCACGTTGCCCAGGTATATGGTGGTGTTGCTGACATACAGGCTCTTCCACTGATTGGTGACACTGCCCAGATTGTAGGTTGCATTGGCACTGGGTATGATATTGCCACCCCAGCCCGATTCGGCATAGGCTGTCACATTGGCATTGGCATAGGTCTGCGGCAGTCCGGTCAACAAGGACCCATCGCCTATAAAGTAGCCGCCGGAGACCACGTTGCCAATCAAGTTGGCCGTGGTAGCAGTAAACACGGCTGCATTGGTCACACCGTTGATGCCCATGACCACATTGCCGCCTGAGCCAGAAATGATCACATTGCTGTTGCCAGAATTGATTTGGTTGGTGCTGATATTGCCCACCTGTGTGACCTGTGCCCAGATAATGGAACTGCCGTCATAGTTGGCAAAACAATAGTAAAAATAGCTACTGTCATAGGCATACATGCCAGCTTCATCACCGATCTCACCAGTCAAAGAAGTGGGTGGAGAGACCTGGGCTCGGCTGTAAAGTTGACTGAAATTGTTGTTGCTCTTGATAAAAGCAGTGCGAATAGGATCGCCGGCTCCGTCATTGGGCGTAGCACCTACATATATAATTTGTTGAGCCATAGATTAAGTTCCTCTGCAGATATTTAGCAGAGTTTGCAAACCAATGGTTTGTGCTTATTCCGGGCTGAAACTGGAGCCGCAACCGCAGGTGGTCACTGCGTTGGGATTTTTGATGGTAAAACTGGAGCCGTAGACATCTTCTCGGTAGTCCACAACAGCACCTTGCAAGTAACCGCCACTCATGGCATCTACCAAGACTCGTACACCGTCGATTTCCAAGTCCCAGTCGTCTTCATTTTGTACGTCATCCAAGGTAAATCCATAGCTCATTCCGCTACAACCACCGCCCTGTACAAACACACGCAGTTTGAGCTCGGGATTGTTTTCTTCGGCCAGGATATCCTGTATTTTAGCCACTGCAGATTCGGTCACTGTGATCATAAGCGTTGGTTGCAGACATCCCAGTCTATAATCTTCCAGATATTGTCAAGATAGCGTTCTTTGTCCCATTGGTAGTCTGTGGCCCACACATGTTCCCACCAGTCCACTAAAACACAGATATCTGTACGCACCTGATGGTTGGGTATGGTTTTGATGGTGCCTGCTGTGCTCAAATACACCCAGCCCGAACCTTGGATTTTCATGGCTGTTTCTTTGAAAGCCTGTTTGAAATCTTCATAGGTTTTGAAGTTGGCTTCAATTAGTTCTAACACAGCACCTTTGGGGCGATTGGCACCCTTGGGCGGTTTCAGCTGTGGGAAAAACTTGTTGTGCAAGAAACTGCCTGCACGATTGAAATCAGCATTGCCTTCGCCGGCATTGTATCTTTTTGCATAGCCCTTGGCTAGATGTTCATAGTGATAGTTGATGCTGTCCTTGCTCAACACCGGATCAAGATCCCCTTCACTGTAGGGCAAGGGTGTGGTTTCCAGTTTGGCTGGTCTTGTGCTGGCTTCCAGCAGATCTAGATCGTAACGTATGAGATGTTGCATACAGATATTTATCTGCGGCGAGTTATGCGACCGCGGGCAAGATCATACGGGCTAAACTCCAGTTCCACCACATCGCCCATCAAGACCTTGATGTTGTTTTGCCGCATGCGACCATTCAAGCTGGCCAAAACGGGCTTGTCAAAATTTTCAATTTTAACTCTATAGGTGGTGTTGGGCAGAACTTCTTGTACAACCCCTTCCATTTTTATGACGTCTTCTTTGGCCAAACTAGTTTAATAAACCTTTCATTATCTGCGCATCTTACTTATGTCAATGGCTTCTTCGTCGCTGAATATTGGCACGGCATTGCTCTTGTGCATGGTGCCTATACCTTTGACCTTGGTACCAGTGTAGGCCTGATCTGCTGATTTTACGCAAGGTACCCAACCAGTGTCACGGCTGGCAATGTGAGCAGTTTCACGGCCGGGCGGCACACGCATGGTCACGGTCAAAGTGCCTGCGGGTTTGGCGGGTGGTGCAGGAGTTCTACTGAATTTGGGTGCCATCCGTTTGAAGTTGCCCAGGCGTTGTTCCCATTCTTGTTGTAGCAATTCGGCTTTTCTTTTGGCTTCGGCACTGGCCCATTTGCGTGGACCTTTCTTTTTACCAGTGGTGCTTAACCAAGGACCTTCTAGATGAAATGCCATTGTGTGCCTCCAGATCTTGTATTCATACTACTATTATAACAGATCTGGAGTTTCGGGTCAACCGTTTACTTGAACAAGATCATGGCCATGATCACGGCCTGGATTGTAAAACCCATGCCAATTGTGACAATGTTCAACATGTCTTTGAGCACCACGGCTCGGGCAAACAACAACACCAGGCCGGTCCACATGAACAGCACTATGTCCAGATTGGGCACTGTGTCAGACAGTCCTGTGAGCAAGGCAAGAAGTGTGGGTATGGTGGCACAGTGTATTACAACCACTGCCAACCAACCCAGGGTTTCAGCACTTACTTTGGGCCAGTGTTGATCTAACCAGGTTCTTGCAGAATTCAACAACTCGTCTAATTTGATTATCATATTTTGTCCGCATAAAAAATGTGCCTTCCAATTTTACCTACCTGTGGTTTACCCCACTGTGGTTTCACATAGTCTGCGTGAAAATACAGAGCATTTTTCATGCTGGGCAACCGGAATCCTTCAAGTAGGACCTTTTTTGCTACTTCTTCTGCTTCTTTCCAGTGTGCTGGATATATGGGTTTGATCTTGCTGGACCCATCGCAGAACCAGGAGAACTGGCAAACTACCTTGTCATAGATCACGTTCTTCTGATAGACCACGCCGCAGATGTCACGGGCAAATCTGCCTGACTCCACACGATTGATCGTGACCTGGGCCACTGCTACCTTGCCTTCAAAGGGCTCGGTGGCCGACTCCCAGTAGATGTTTCTTGTGAGACAGTCCAGTTGTTTGGTACGGTCCGCGGCACTGATAAAGCCCTGACGTGCTGCTTCGTTGGTGGTCTGCAATGAAGTCAATTTGTTATCGGTAACAAAAACCACGGCCAGGGCCACAGCTACAAAACTCACTGTTTTTACTGCTATACTACCTAAGTTGAACTTTGAAGTTGTCTTCAATGTTTTCTCCCTTCGATCTTAGTGGATCGTTCACCGGAGTGTCCAGGATGGACGCATTGACAGAGATTTAGGCAAAAGAAAAGACCTCGGGCCCTCTTTGGCATACTCTCCGAGCGCGGTTTTGTTTCTCACCGGGCCTGTACCATTTGTCAATGAAGAGGATTTCCGAAGTCCTCTTTGATCAGCTTTGCGGCACTGAACCATCCGTTGTGGAGTAGAGCTTGGG